ACGCTTCAGTGCCGCGCAGCCAGCCGGCGACGAGCCCTGCCCAGAGCACGTCCATCGCACCAGACAAGTCACCGGCGGCGACGGCTTCGTAGACGCCGTTGAAGGTGGTCGTGGCAGTCGTGGCGAGATCGCCAAGGACGACGATGCCATCAGAGACGGCAGCACCAAAACCCTCGCCGATGGCTCCTGCCGCCTGTTGGACGAGAGAAGCCACCGGGCCGAGGGCCGCACCTATCTGGTCTTTAAACTTGTAGAGAGCAAAGACCGCCGCACCGATGCCAGCCGCAACCAGCAGCACCGGGCTAGCAAGGGCAGAAAAGAGACCGAAGCCCTTCAAGACAAGACCGATGGAGCCGCTCAACGCCTGCAACGAATACCCTACAGTCACCATTGCAGCACCGATGCCAATGGCTGCGGCGGCAACTTGAGCAAACAAGACGACGGCTTCCTTATTGTCAGTCGCCAGCTTCGTCAGCCCGTCGATGAATCCCGTGATGAACGGCAACGCACCCGCAAGAGCCGGTGCCACTGCATCCGTGATGGCAATAGCCATCCGCTGCATTGCCGCCAGCACGCTACCGAACGAGCCAGCCAGGCCCGACATCACTAACTTGTACTTCTCGCCCACTGGCAGGGCGGATGCCATCGCTTCACGCATCTTGGTGAATCCATCCACGCCTTCAGAAGCGAGAATCGACGCGGCACGAATGGCGTCCGCACCGAAGATGCGGCGGAAGATGTCATCCTTCGCTGTCTGGTCTAGGCCTCCCATCGCTTGATTGAGCGTGCCGATGATTTCCACCATCGGCTTCATTTGCCCGTCAGCGCCACGAAACGAGGCGACCGAAAGCCCGAGTTGGTTAAGGGCACCCACGGCATCGTCAGCCGGTGCCATCAGCCGCATCAGCATCGTCTTGACGCTGGTGCCGGCGTCGCTGCCCTTCACGCCGTTGTTGGCGAGGATTGCCAGCGTCGCCGACAAGTCCTCAATGCTCTGCCCAGCTAGGCCGGCGACGGCAGACGACATTGAGAACGCTTCCGACATCTGAGCGATAGACGTGCTTGACGCATCCGCAGCCGAGGACAACGCATTGGCGGCGACGTCGGACGACACCTTGAACACGTTCATGGCGTCCGACATCACCACAGCCGCCTGGGCAACGTCCATCTCGCCAACCTTGGCAAACTCCAACGCCGTCTGCCCAGCACCACCGAGCACGGCATCAAGCGACATGCCTGCCTTCAGCAGTTCAAGCATGCCCTGAGCCGCCTCGGTAGGCCCGACGCCGAGAGCCTGCGACATCGCCATAGACGATGCCTTGATCTGGTCGATCTGCGCCGACGTCGCACCAGTGCTCGCCCGTATGTTGAGCAGCGTGGACTCAAACGCTGCACCCTGACGCACGGCAGCGGCAATCGGTGCCGCCATGCCGATGCCAGCAGCAGCAAGCTTGCCGCCACCAGAGACAAGTGACCCGCCCATGCTGGCGAGCGACTTGTTGACCTTGTTCAGCGCCGAGAAGAATTTGCGAGGATCGGCGCCGATCTCAACAAACACGCCGCCCGCTCTAACTGCTCCAGCGCTCATACGTGTTTCTGCCAGTCCTTGCCGAACAGCCTAGCCAGGTCTTCCGGCGTGGCCTGCCGTGGCTTGGGCTGCTTGGCGTATGGGTTGAGTTTTCGCGGGTCTACTCTCGGGCTGTGCTTGTCTCGGTTTATATTCGCGTTTTGCGCCAACAGGTTGGCGGTGTGCCACCATTGATGCTCTAGGCGGCTGTCACGAGCGGCGAAGAGTTGCCTGACGGTCCACTTGCCGGGATGGATTCCGAGGATTCCAGCGGCTTCCCAGATGGCGTCCCAGATTGACCTGCGAGCTTCTCCACCGTCGCCGCCTTCAGCCCCGCCTCCGCTCTGTCGAGCATCTCGCTTTGCACTTCGTCCATCTTTGTTGCGAGAAGCCCGATCATCGACCGGAGGCGCGGCGGGAAAAAATCGACAAGCTCGGCCTCCAACGCTTTCGTCGCCGCATCAAGAGCGTCGCCGCGAAGACCCTCAAAGAAGTCCTCACGACTCAGCCCCTTGGCTTCAATCTGCTTGGTCAGCATGGCGTAAAGCACTTCGCCGATCTTTGCGTACTGGCTCCGCAGCACCTGAAACGTCTGCGTGACGCCAGCAGCATCGACCATGTCGAAAGGCTGCGGCCTACGCTCGCCGGTCGCCTCGTCAACGACGTCAATGGTGACGTTGTCCCGTACGCGAAGCGCTGACCCTACGGTCAACGCCAGACGCCACGGCCTGCCCTCGTCGTCTTTGAACTCACGCACGCTGCACCCCCTGCTATCGCACAAGTCTCGGATCGGTCATACGCCCCTCTAGCTGAAACGTCGCCACGCCATCAATCGGGTCTGTCTCACTTATGCCTGTCATTACGGCGAGAAACCCAAACCCAGCGGCACCGCCAGCTACTTGAAACGTCCCGCCCGTGTGCATCTTCTGAAACGCCGTGCCGAGGTCGGCGTCGTCGTTCAGTTCAACGCTCACGGTGCATTCGTACCCCGTGCTGTAGGTCGCTGCGTACCTGCTGCCGTACGGGTTGACGTCAATGGTGCGAGCAGACTCTGTCAGCGTCACGTTGCGAGCGCTGAAGATGCGGCCTCCATCCAGCGTGATGGTGCAGTCCTTCCCCAGCGTGATCGCCATTAGAATTCCTTTAGCGTCACGGAATAGACCACGGCCCCATCAATTGACACCGCCTCCGACACGCTCATCACCGAATACGAGCCGGAAGTGCCGGCAGCGTTGAGAGACGCGAGCAGCCCGTCAGGATCGTGGCACTCGATTTCCCACGTCTTCGTGGTGAAGCCAGCCTTGGAAGCCTTGCGGCCAGGAGTGCCGCTAGTGCCGCCGACGTTGCTGCGATTGCTGATGTCAATCGTCTCGCACTCCTCGGTGTACGTCGCCGAGATAACGCCTTCAATCGCATTCCCCCCTGTGGGTGTCGGAATGCCAGTACCGTCCTTGCCAAGCGTGATAGCCATGCGTGATTGTTCCTGTGCGTGTGTGGTGAATTAGTCCTATGCCGTGCGTGAGCCGCTGACGGTGAAGGTGATGATTCCGTCGAGTGGCTGAGACTTGGCAATGTTTGTGCAGATGTAGGTGGCGTCGCCGGTCTTCGTTCCGCTGATGGTGAACGTGCCGCCGATGGTGACGCTCGGTTCGTCAACGCACTCAAGCTCAATCGTCTGCTCGATAAGAGCCTTGCGGAACTTGCGGGACGTGTCGCCGAACTTCGTGACGTCCACGTCGCTGGCTGAGTTTGTGACTGTGCAAGAACGGGCATTGGCAACGCCCGAAATAGCCACGTCTTTACCGAGCGTGACTTCAACTGTGCCTACGGCCATGTGGTGTCCTCGTGTGCGAGTGCCAGCGGTGCGGCTGGTTCGCTCACGGTATGGGCAGCAGGGCGGAATCTAGACCGGGTATGCCGTGGCTAGTTCTTCGCCAGCTGGTCTTTCCACTTCTTGTTGGCTTTTTGGATGGCGAGATCCACACGCCTAGACCCTGCCATGTACGGGCGAGCCGGATAGCGTGCCATCCGAGTGATTGTGGTGCGTTCCCAGTTGCGGCTGTGCTTAAATCGCCCGGCCTTGTCGATCTGCCAGATGAGTGCGCCGTACTCGTGCTGGTTGCGTTGCGGCAACGCACTTGTGAATCTCCCCCGCTCGTCTCGACCCTGCCTGCCGTTTCCACGCTGGCGCAGGTACGCATTGCGCGCAGCCCCGACGCCGATCCTCCAAGCGGTTTGCTTGACCGTGCCGCCGAACTGGTGCAGCTGCGCCAGCCAGGGTCGCGTCTTGTACGTTCCGATCACGGCTGTCATTCGGGCAGGATCAAAGAAGTTTACAATGTCGTTGTAGATAAACTTCCTTGGCGCCCACGACTTAATCGGTTGGCCCGCCGGCCGAGGCTCGCCGGCAGAGTAGCCGGTGATGTCTAGGTACAGCCCGCCCACGAACTCAGTCGGTTTGCCACGCCCGAGCCTCTTGCGTGAGGCTGCGCTGACCTTGCCCTTGCCACGCCCGATGCCAGCCTTGGCTTCCTGCTTGATGTCCTTGCCGAGCATCGACAGAACGCGAGCGTTCATTTTGCCGATCATCCGGCTGACTTTCGGCTTGTCGAAGAAGCTCCCGCGAATGCTCGCCCGCAGCCTCAGCCGCCCGAGCGTATCGCCTGACATCTCACGGCGATTGCCGCCGACCATGCCGGGACGGATAAATGCACGGCTCATGCCAGAAAGCATTGACGGCATAGCCACCTCCTACGGTGCAGGCGTCGGCAGCGTGTTGCTTTCAAACACCCGGTACGTCGCCGTGATCACAGCCCGCCAGACGTTCCGCTCAGTCAGTGCGTCGTCGGGATTCAGGTCAATGCTGACCGTCTGCGGGCTCGTGACGCCAGCCGGCCACGTGACGCCAGCGCCAAACG